AAAGATTTTTTTGTATTGTCCCTCCGTATTTTTTAACAAGACATTCTAATTCAGAAGTGAATTGTTCTATATGTTTATCGAAATGTTCCTCGACCTGTACCAGCTTTAACGCTGCTTTATAATCTATGTTTGGCATATTATCCCCCAATCCTTAAAGTAATGCCTGAGCTTTCACCTTCTACATCAATAAATTCTTTATAAACTTTGTCACTATCGAAATCATACTTGACTTTAATTTGTTCTTCTGCATGTTGGGTAATCTGATCAAGTGATAAATTGCAATCCTCGAAAAACATTAATGTATATTTACCGAATCTTTCACAAGTTGGATTTAAAATTCTCTCATTTGTAAAATCAAAATCCGTATTACTGTGAATCCAGAATACACCTGAATCAAAACAATGCTTTTGTATTTCCTCGCTTTTTTCGGGCGTTTCCACAACAACAAAAAATTCTTCTTTGTCATTCAATAGCTTTTTTAAATTTGGTCTTTCCATTCCATTTCCTTTTAGTTAGTTATTAAGATAAAAGAATCATATCCAACTGTTTTAATATTAAAACACCTATTCACTAAATATTTTAAAGTTTTTTAAGATTTGTTTCAATTATCACATCTTTAATCTCTGCATGAGATGTTGAATCAACATGTATACCGCCCTTAATAGCAAAGAACCCTTCGTATTCTGGGAACTCTGTAACAAGCATTCTTGCATAGAAAGGAATGTTATCATTAGAAATCTTAAAAGGCTTTCCATTTGTGTTTATATCGAAGTTAAACCGTATCACATGCATTAAGGCATATATCGAATAACAAGACTTTAGAACTTTAACTTTCTTACTTAGCTTCTTCAACTCACTATATACAAGCGGGTTTTCTGCATGGAACTTTTTAAATCTTTTAAATTGCTTATTCATTTTCAATATCCTTTTTAAAGTCTCTCATTTTTTTAGTTACATCAAGAAGGGCCTTGGCTAGCTCACTTCCTTTTTTAAACCTCTCTATATCAATACTAGGATCATTTCTTAATGATGGCGTAATCTCATAAGCCAAAATACCTAGTGAGGCGCTCATACTATCGCAAGATGTCATTAAAGAGGCTATTTCAAATCTTAAATCCTCCGCTTGCTTATTGTTTATATTGTTCGGTAAATCCTTTACATGCTGCTTGAATTTAAAAACAGCGTGACCTAATTCTTTTGCTTGCGTCATAACCTTTTTTTCTTTCATGGCATTTCCTTTATGTTTTTTTCGTTGTTTAAGTCAGGCCCTAGAGATAATTCTAAAAATTTGAACTTTTTAATACATTTGACACCTGCTATAATTTCATATTCAAGAACCGTAATTCCATAATTAATAGCAAGTCCATCTAGTGGAATTGGGTTTAATAGGGTCGCTATCCCGTTACCGTCAACCCCTCCAATTATCTTTTCAACATCATGGTTTTTTAATATTGGTATCATTCCACTTCCTTTTTTAAATCGTGTTTAATTTTGTTTACTAAATCATAATGAAGGGCAACTAATACAATTGATATAATTGTCATAATTGAAGTAAAATAATATTCATGATAAGCAAAAACTAAACATTGAATTGAGTTTGAAATAGTCATAAATGAGGCCATTGCATCCCCTGTGCTTTTAAACTTATAAGGCTTTTCTTTCAGTTCTTTCTCAATCCCCTTTATTTTAATTGATTCAGGGAAAAAAAATGTAAGCATCATCATAAAGGCGCAGAATATATTTAAGAACATAACAACATTAACAAAACCTTGTATTCCATAACAAAAACCGTAAATTAATGCGGTTGTTTCAATTACTGTAAAACAAATTTTATATTCTTTGGTATAAATAAATTTCATTTGAAACCCTTTCTAGAAAATAATATGGATTGGTCTACTATTGCACGATTTAAAAGATCAACTTCATTTATTAATGAAACTATTTTTCTCTCTTGCCTGTTCATATCAAATTCCATAATCTTAAACTTACTTTCTGGAAACATCTCTTTATAGTCTTCAAAGTCTTCATCTAGTTGTTGATTTTCTTTTACTTTATTTCCCAAACTTTCGCCAGCATGAAAAAGTTTTGAATTTAGTTCTTTGAGCGTACCTCTAGAAAACTCAACATCTTCTTTTACATCTTCTTTTAAATCTTCAATTGTTTTGCCCATTTTTATGTTTAGTATAATGGCTTCTTCTTCTCTTTTTGTTGAGCGTTCTAATTTTTCTTTGAATTCCTTTTCTATCTTCTTGATTTTTTCTTCCAATTCCCTTTTCAGCATTTTATCGCCTTTCATCGCAATAGTTTAATTCATATTCCATTTGTTGAGCTTCCGCTTCTTCTCTTGCATCTGCCTTGCACTCATCAAGATAATAACTTAATTCATCTTGACTACATTCGCATTCTTGAAAATCATGATCACAAATAGGACAAGGATATTCTTCCTCTTCCGGTGGTTCTAAATATGCATTGTGTTCTAATGTAAAATCATTCATTTTCAATTTCCTTTACCGTATCACTAAAAGTTTTTGATAGTTTCTTAACATCAATAAGTTTACTTTCTGGACAAGTCTTTTCCATGAATCTAATAATTGTTTTATTGCACTCTATTAAATTTCGAATATGTAATCTCATTTGCTTTTCTGTCATCTTGGATTCCTTTTTTTATAATCTTTAACTTCTTCTAAGTCTTTTTCAAATATATTAGAACATTCAATTTCATTATTATCTTTTCTATCTTTTATTGCATTCTCATAATATTGAATCATTTTGTCTATTGATCCTTTATGAACAAACTCAACTAATTCTTTAATAATATCATCGCCTAATTTATTTTGATTCATAATAGAGTACCTTTCTTTAATTTTAAAGCCTTCTCTAATGCCGTGATCGTATTAGATGTAACATTCTTTGTCTTGCCATTTATAGCAAGGTTTATTGATGACAATGAAACACCGCTTGCCCTTGAAAGCTCTCTCTGGCCAATATTATTTTTTTCCATCGCTTTTTTAAGTGCTTTTATGTTCATCCTGTTTCCTCTTTAATAATTTTAATTTGTTTATCTCTTCTAGTAATGATTGCCTATCATCGATCATGGCATACATTTCTTCTTGAAATTCAATCAGCCTATCATCTATTTCACAAGCTGGGCAGACATCCCCCATGTAAACTATTTGAGAATGTCTGTTATCGCAAAAGCTCATCATTCGTGTTTACCATCTTCTAGAACGCTTGCTTCAACTTCTTTAATTTCTTCTTCTTCTTTTGGGTATTCGTATTCTTCACCGGCCAAATCTTTTATGATATGCTCATCTTTAGAAGCAAGTCTTTGGTCTTCAATTGATAAAGGCAATAATTTACAAAGTGCTTTTAAGATGGTTTTCTTTTCCATTTCTAAAGCCCATTCATCCCAAATCTTTTTAGTCATTGCCTTAGCTTTGCGTTTATTAATATCTATCATTGACATGAAGTGAGTAACGCTTTCACCATTATCTAAAACAGCTTTTGCCCACCATCCGACACGCTCACCGGCATCATCAAAAAGAATCGGTTTATGATAAACTGTATTCTCTCCATAATCCATATAGAAACGGTCTTGATCAACTTCATTTTTATAAATAGGATATGCATTCAAAGATTTAATCTGTCCTGATCTTCTCGCCATCTCCATCCAGCCCTTATAGCCAATCTGGAAGGTAACTTCGCCAGCATAGGGAATTAGATAAGCGTGGCCCATTTGACCGCCTATTTCCATTCCATGCCTAAAGGAATCCATTACACAACCAAACAAAGATAATTCATTGCATTCTAAAAGCTTTGGATTTCTTTTTACTTCTGTTTGAACGATACGGGCGAATCTAATAGCCTTTTCCTTGTCACCAAGCAGCTTTACAAATTCGGGCTTCATCTTTTCAAGCTTGCCCTCAAAACTCTTTCTAATGGTCAGCATTTGCTGTTCTTTCTCTACATTACTTAATTGATTATTCATTTAATTTCCTTTCTAAAAGTTTTCCTATAAAAGTAATTGCTCCAATCATTAAAGCAATCTCACCTATAAATATAATCCAATCCATTATATATCCTTGTTTTAATATTAAAACACTAAAGCATAAAATTAGTTAATAAATTCTTATTTTTATAGAAAGACTCGTCAACATCAACAAGCCTATCACTAAGATTTTCAAGATCGTTTGCAATCTCTGTAATTTCTGCTCTTAATTCATCGGCTACACTTTCAGACATTGATTTAAAACTTCCATGCTCTAAGACCTGTATAATTTCAATCAATTCCTCTTGTGTGCTTTCGTCTAGTTTCTTGGTGTGGTTAAGGCCGCCCTTTAGTTTATAGAATGACATATTAATTAACCTCTAGAAAACCGTCAGGGAAAAATGTCATAGATTTAAAATCAAAATCGTCCTCTGAGTACATGAAACAAAATTTAGCTCCAAAATATTCAAAAGCAATTTTACGGGCTTCAATCATATTATCAGCTCTGATTGTCCCTACTAAGTTAGGGTGGAATAATTTGCCGCCTACATGGTGGGCGTGACCTTGTCCAAATGTTATATAAAATGTCATTTCATTTCCTTTTTAAATCGTTTTTGTGTGTTTTTATAAATTCTTTCTATTTGGAAAAGCTGCCTATAAGTAACATAATTATGCTCTTTATACCATTCTTCCATTTGTAGAATAAAATTTATTTCCCATTTAGTATTACCAACAGAATTTTTTAATAAGTCATTTATATAGGCTTGATCCTGTTCATTGTCTTTTGAAAAAGAAGGAGCTTTTACAAACTCCCCCTTAAAGCTTCCGCTGTGGTCTTTTAAATAGGCCCCTTCATAAAGGGCCGCTTCTGCACATTCACCCATGATTAAGACCTTTTCAAAGTCTTGGATGTTTTTATTTCTTCAACGCCTTCAAGCTCTAAAAGCTCACCCTCGAACGCTTCCCATTCTGCTTTCTTTAATCCCTTTGGAGCTTCTGCCATGATTATTTTTTTCAAGGCCGTTTTGTTTAGCTTCATTGAGTCAAGATATTTTTCAGGTAATCTTTCTTTTACTTTTTCCAATGCCTTATCATTTAAATTAAAAGTTACTTTTTCAGTCTCTTCTATTGTAAATGTTCTACCTTCTGAATCCTGTATATCACCATGAGTATCAACATAATCTTTTAATTGAGCTTCATAATTAGCAACAGATTTTTTAATCATTTTTACACGGTCGAATATATCGGCAGGATTAGCGGCGGGTAAATCTCCGCTTCCTAATTCAATGACAGCGTTATTAATCATTAGCTCTTTTGCTGGGCATTTAAATTGCATTGGGCAGTACTCGCAATGATCACCGGCGCAATATTTTTTTGAATTAACAGCTCTTTCAACACGGATATCAAAATCTTTTATTAATTCCTCGTCTACTGTAAGGACATCATAATTATTAAGCCTACCGTAAATAGTAATTATCTTGAAGTCTGTTATTCCTTCATTCTTATTTATAATACTAGCATAGCTTAGAAGCTGATCGGTGGCGCTTGTGTCCTTATATCCACCTTTGTAATCTACTAGGACATGATATTTATCAACGGTTCCCCTTGCATCAATTCGGCCCGATAAAATATAATTATTAAACTCGGCTCTATGTTTGCCTTCTGTTTCTGTTAAGTTAAAGCCAACATTTTCAAGCTTTTTAATCATTCCTAATGTTTGCCAAACCATAAAACCAATGACCACATCATATTTTTTTTCTACCCTTTCAATAATTTCATTTACTGTGGGCTTACTATCTTCTTTTATATTCTCCATAAAGACAATTTCCATAGCTTCATGGTAAGCATTACCTTCAATGGTTGCTTGGCTGCTGCTATCAATTTCGATTTCAGGTAGTTCTTTACTTGCAGGACAATTTAAAATTCTTCTCATACTACTTGGATATAATTTGATCATTATTAGCACTCCCCAATAAAAATTAGTTTTCCGTTTGCTTCAAATACTTCTTTCATTTCATAATCATTATCAATAAGGTGTTTATGTATTTTTATTATAATTTGCATCCAATCACCTTTTGTATCTTCTATTCCTGAATTTTCGCAATTAGATATTTTCTCAATAGTGAACTCATCAACATCATTTTGCTGTACTGTAATTGTGGTTATCATTTCATTTCCTTTAAAAAATTAATAATTAGAACGGTATATCATCACCGTCTTTTTTCTTGTCCTTGAATTCCTCTTTCATATCCTTTATAAAATATCCTATTTGCAGCTCCATTGCTTCAAATGTGGTCACATGTTGGCATTTTATTTGTATTTCTGATTGCATAAACAAAAGATCAAAACCATTATCATTTTGGGTAATCACCACCATATAAGTATGTATTAATTCAACTTCATATAAAGCTAATACAACTGCCTTTCTATTCATTAGTGCCTGTATCTTTTCCTGTCCTAGCTTGTAGTACAATTCAAACTTTTCCATTCCATTTCCTCTTAATTTGGTTAACTTCGATAAACGGAGTATATCAAGGTGTTTTAATATTAAAACACTTAATCTAATCTTTTTTTGATTTTTTTTAATATTTTTTAGAATAGGTTAATTTGAAAGGAATTACTATGAAGAAAAGGCGCACATTTGGCCATATCAAAGCGGGGTGGTGTAACATCGGGGGTAAAAACAATTATTACAGGTCAAAGCTAGAAAAGAACTATGCAGGTAAATTGCAGCTATTAAAAGAGAATGGAAATATTTTAGATTGGGAACATGAGCCAAAGACCTTTTATTTTGAGGGAATCAGAAGAGGAACCACCAATTATAAACCAGATTTTAAAGTTTATAATTTAGATGGTTCTCATTATTGGGTTGAAACTAAAGGCTATTGGGATGCAAAAAGCATAACTAAAGTAAAAAGGTTTTATAAATACTTCCCAAATGAAAAGCTTGTTATTGTTAATCAGCTAACCAAGCCATTTTAAGCCCTCATTACTTGCGTTTCTCGTCTTTGGATTAGTCTTGTTCTGCTTCTCCAAAGGCCGGTAATCTGGCGCTTGATTTCTTTAGGGTTCTTTTTATCTAAAACAGACATTGCCCCCGCCTTATAACATGAAAGAATAACTTGCTTATTGTCATACATGCCCGTGACTACCATAATAATTGGTATACGGTGTTTATATCTGGATATGATTTTAAGGCAGTTCTCACCATCATCATAAAGGCGATAATCTAAAATAAGGACATCGGGCCTACAGGTCATCATAGCATCATGAAATTTTTGAATGTCTGTAAATTTTAAAATTGAATAATGCTCTTGTAATTGTTTGCCCATAAAAAGAACATCATCAAGGTTATCATCAAGTATAGCTAAAATTTGGGGATCGCTTTCAATTATTTCATCCATTTCATTTCCTTTGGTCTTCAAATCTTTGGTTAAGGTTAACTATTTTATTTCCTAGATTATTAATATCTAGCTCCATTTTGTTTTCTCTTGCTTCGTTATCAGCAAGCTTTGAAATAAATTTATCTACTTCCTGTGTATGATCATCAAACTTTTTTTCATACTCTCTTTTTCTCATATCTCTAAGGCTGATTTCCTCTTTGTGATATTCTATTAATTGCAACTCAACAATCTTATTTACTTTATCATTAAATTGTTTTTCTTTCTTAGTCTTCCTTGATTTTAGTATAGCACTACCGGTTTTATAAACTGTTAAAAATGCTCCTAATCCCGTCAAAAGCATTACTATTTGCTCACCACTCAGTCCAATAATATTCATTCTTTAATCATCCGTAAACTATTGTATTTAAGTCTATACTTTATTAGAATTCCGTCTTAGTGCTTTTTATCCTCCATGTACCATCCGATTGAACAGTATTAAAAAAGTCTGTTATAAATGTTCTGCTGCCGTCAATATCAGATAGTTTATCCATTTGTTTTGTTAGATCAGAATTAAAAGGATATGTTTGAAAAACAATCTCATCGCCTGTGGGACTAATAGAACCAGAAGTTGAATTTATTTCAAAAGAAATGGCGTATTCTAATTGTCTTCCTTTGACTAGATTAGAAAGAAATAAATCTGTAATAACGGAGCCTGTCCCAATGCTCATATAGAAAGTTAATATTGAACTCTGTTCATCTTCTTGGGCAAAAACATCTATTGTCTTGGTAACACCAAAAGCATTAGAAACAACTTGCGCCCCATTTCTTATATACATCCTTGCAGTAAAATTAACTTGCCCATCACTACCACCGGATAAATCTCCCATGCCAACAGACACCCAACCGCCAACCCTGAATTGATTATTTTCCCAATCTGGAACCTTGAAGGGATGCCAAATTTTTACATCTGTATTGGTAATCGCATCATCAATTAAAGTTCTGGTTGGCTCAGAAGTATTAAAAGGTACAAAGCCTTCAAGTCCAGTATTAAGAGACCTTACACAAAATTTCATGTCTGGTATATATTCTTCATGTGGTGACGGCCTAAAATCTCTAATGCTTGTTATTACTCCCGTATCGGTCCTAACAGCTCCAAGCAAAACAGCGTTTATTTGAATGGTGTGGTCTGCATCATGCAAAACTGGAACGGTTACAAATTGAGCCGGTGGAGAATCATTAACAACTCCGGAAATCTGCAATTGTAAATAAATATAAGTATCTCTATCATCATCTAAAGGTACGGTAAAATCTGGGCCTGTTAGTAGTTCAAAGTATCTGCCTTGTATGTAAGACCTGCCTCTTGTAATTATTGAGTTAAGCCCTCCACCATCTGTAATTACAAACCCCGCGTCTGTTTCTGGTACTCCGTTACCATCAAGATTAGGCAAAATATAATTTCTTGCGTATCTAGTATTTAGATTATTAGTAAAGTTTTGCTCTGTTGAATTAACCCCATTATAAGGAGCAAAGGCAATATCTTTTTGAGTTGGGTAAATCCTGTCAAATTCCGCAAAATTAATATCTATTGTCATTATTCGCCTGCCCTATTAAATGTGATTTCCCATGTTAAAACTGCCTCTTCATTTGCCGGTATTGGTTCGCCTAGTATGACTCTTGAAAACATGGTTCTTTTTTCTTGTATAATATTTTGTTCTGAAAATGTTCTTACAAATCTTGAATTAAATAATGCGGCCTCGGTTATTTCGACATTAACCGTATTTGGTGGTATGTATTTTTGAATGATTACTTTAGGTCTATAAAGCGGGTCTGTTCCTTCACCTGTTAAATCTAAGTTTGTAATTGTTGGTTCTGTGTCAAACTCAATTAAAGGCTCTACAAGGTCAACATCTTCCACAGTTGGGCTTACTGAACCTGTTCCTAAAGATATAAGATTTATGCCAAAGGGGGCCGGTAAAATGTAATTATCTGTATTATCTGCGCCGCCATAATAAAGATTTTCATAATCAATACCTTCATCCCGTTTCCGCATGGCTTCACAGATTAATCTTGAACCCTCATTGACAATACCACCATTTGAAACTATATCACCAATACCGATATCAACCAACCAAGCGCCGTTATATTTTGATTGAAAATCCATTGTCAAAGGCGTTTCTTTTTTTGATCTTGAAAACATAACACCATCTTTTACACGATTAAACAAACCAATTTCTTTTAATGTAATAGCTGGGGATTGTAATAAATTAGGATCGTTTCTTACTGAGAATATAGATTCTAAAATAAATTGATAATGCCCGTCTGTTTGCTGCTCAACCGATATATCATTTGTAGGGGGTAGCCTAGACACTTCATTTTGTAAAGTGTTTTGCAATGCAACTAAAGCAGGATCAAGAAGCGTGTCGTCATCACCAACAGCAAAATAAAATTGCGGCAATGATTTATCTAAAAGACTAAATGCTAATTCAGATAAACCAAAATTAGTAATAGTGTTCTTATCTCTTATTTTGTGACCATCGGAAAGCCTTATTAATACTGACTCACCTTTTGCACCTACTGACTGTTTAAATATTTTTTTTATCATACTAAGCCAAGCCTCACTACTTCCGGTACACAATGGAAATTATAATTATGAAATGTTCTACTAGGTAATAATTCCGTGCCATCTAAAGGATCAAAAGAATGTACCATACATCTGTCATATCCTTTATCTTGAACATTTAAATCACCAATTCCTAAAGATGATTTAAAAGTTTGTGTAATAATTTGAATTACTTCCCCTGTTTCTGGGTCTACCCCTTCATTTCCAGTATCAGAATTAACTAATTCTTGTTGTTCGCGTAATTTTAACTGTCTTCCAAAAAATTCAATCTTTCTAAAGTATTCTTGCCAATCTCCTTGGTTTTCTGTGGAAATTAATTCATAGCTAAACCTCATTAGCTTATTTTCAATTTCTTGTATACCAATTGCATTTACAATAAATCCATTAGGCATATCTATATCATGGTCGGGAAGATTTACGCTTATAACATCACCAATATTGATTACTAAGATATCAGTACTGAAATTAACCGTAATGGGGCCGCGCTGAAACTTTCTAACTAAACCGTCTGCCATTGATTGAGCGTAGGCTTTAGATTCAATTGATTCATCATCATCAACATTTTGATATAAACCAGAAGTGTTTTCAATCTTTCTATAGTCTGCAATTGTTGGGGATATATTTCTATTTTTTACAACAACCTTATATAGACCTTTGAAATTTACTCTTAATGTATCAGCCGATGTAATCGGGGTATCTCCATCATCTTGTACAATCTCATAGCTACCTTTTTCAAAATACCATTGCGCCCCTACTGGTTCACCGTCTTCATTATCATCTCTTGAAGCTACGGTTTGATTTACAGGGCCACCGCCTGAATCTAAAGTTATTGCATCGGCTGCAATAATACCATCAAGGCCCTTTTTAAGCTGTGACATCTCATATTTTAGACTGAATGCTTGTCTTTCACCATCACCAACAAAAGATTCTTGCCTTTGCTTTGTTTCATCATTACCGGCAATTATAAATTGCTCATTAACTACTTGATCAGATCGCCTATTTACAACAATGTTGGCGTGTTTTATGCCTTCATTACATGTTTGATTATTTATATAAGCACAAAACTTTTTAGTATCAATATTAACAAATGAGCAATCAGCATTAAGGAAAAATTCGGTTGATTTTTTTGACCTTGGAAAGAAATGTAAATCTCTATCGAAATCAATAAACCAAAATAATCCCGTTTGGGTTGATATGTCATTAAAAACTTTTGAACATTTTGTATAACTAAAAACACTTTTCTTTATTTTAATATTTCCTGTATCAACATTTCCAAGAGTTATGTTTTCACCATTTAGAAAATCACGGTGAATTTTTTCAATAACGCTTGCAACTGTTTGATCCTCGTATATTTGGAACACAAGCCTTTTATCTAAAAGAGCATTATAATCAACACATGTTACCTCATGAAAAACCGTGGTATCACATAACAGATTAGAACTATTAATATCTTTTATGTGTCCTGCAAATATTCTTTTAAATGGTTCGCCTTTACATGGTGCGCTTTCAATGATAACCTCTTCACCGATTAAAGGCTTATAGCCATCAAGACCAACTAAAGTAAAGCTTGCCGTACTCCTGTTGTTCATGTGCTGCTGAATAATCAAAGAGCTAGGCTGTAGGTTCCCCAATCGGCCAAACTTACCGATGGTGAAAAGCTTTAGGCCCTTTCCGGCCTTAGTCCAATGCTTACTAGCAAAGTGATTGCTTGCGAAATGAAGGCTATCAAACATTATGGGAGCAACTTAACAAGGGTTCTATTCTTTTCATCTGAACTAGTGCTTTCTACTCTTGGTATAATATTATCTCCAAGTGCTGTAAATATTGTTTTCGATCCTTCCGCGCCGGTGGTCTCACCCATTGCAACAGAGCAGAGCAATTTAAATGCTTCTAATGCTGTAAAGCCTTCAACCGGTAAAGCGTCCCAACCATCGGCCGAAACCTGAACGCCTGTAAATAATGGAACGGCTGTCATAGTAATCTCAACTAAAACATTATTTGCAGTACCAGAAGTAAAATCAAATAATAAATCTATCTCTGTGGCTGCTATTTGTAGCAATGCATTAGGTATCGAATATTGATATAGACCTGCAAGATTAACGGCATCGACTTCAATCCAACCATTAGATAAAAATATATCTATGGTTCCCGCTACTGGGTTAGCTGTAACGCTTGCGCCTGCCTTTCCTCTTTGCCATGCTCTTAAATTAACGGCAGTATTTAAAATGCCTGTAACGCCTTTACCTGAGCTATTAGCCACAAATATTTCTATGATGTTTCCTGTTGTATTTCTTGCTATTGTATTTCTTTGGTTTGCCATTACATTAATACTCCTGTTGCTAGTCTAATTTCTTTTGGTGCATTTTTTATTACTGACCTTGCTATTAATCGGCCATCTAAATTCATTATAATAGTTTGCTCTCTTGCTCCCATCATGCCGTCAAGCTTATCTAATGGTATAACGGCCTCTTGTCCTGCTTCACCAATTAAAGCCCTTGTTGGGCCTGTCGTAATACCACCATTAGCAAGCGCAATATCTCCACTTAAAGCACCGACAGCGGCAATCATTGCACCCATTGCAGCTAAGGCCAAGATAGGGCCTACAATTGGAATTGAAGCTTGTGAGGCTGCCGCACCTGAACCAGCTTGTAAAGAGTTGTTTGTAACTACTGTTGCGGTCTGTGCGGCGCTTGCGCTTGATGCCATAGCCGATGATATAACCCATTGAATACCCATCTTAATTAATTGCGCTATGATATCTTTTACCATATCTTGCATTAATTTTTTCATTGATTCAGCTAGGTTTTCGCCTTCTACTAAAGCACCTGCAAAAGATTGACTTGCACCATCTGCAAAATTTGTAAATGTATTGGCCCACATCTCATCAACTTGACCGGAAATATTTTGAGACTCCGCAAAGAATGATTGAAGGGCTGTTTTACTATCATCAATTTTTTGTACATTGCCTTTGCCTACTTCCTGTTGTGTTATTTCTGCAACGCCTCCCCCTTTTTCCGGTGCTGCATCTCCAGCGGGGGCCGTGCCCGATGGCCCCGCGCCAAATAGGTTTTTAAATTTATTTTGTAATGAATCGGTATCTAATCCAATTTTCTTCAATCCGTTAGACCAATTTCTTTGAAAATTATCCATTGCCTGAGAACCAGAAATAGCAAGCGTATCAAAAAGGGCCTCTGCTTGATCTTTGGTAAAATCAAAAGCACTAAGACTAATTTCTTTCATATCGTCAAATGTAACTTCTACATCTGGAATGAAGTTTTTAAATGGGTCTATATCAAAAACAGTCAAGCCAAGCTCTTTGGCGACCTTGTTATACAAACCCAGCATTTCATTCATTCTATTTACAAAGGGCTGGACAACTGCTTTAGCCATCTTGATTGGAAGGTTTACAAGGATATCTAAAACCGTTTGAACAAATGTTTGGCTGATAAGTCCGAAGTTATCATACGCCGCTTTGATAAGCTTGAATCCTGTTTTAAATGGGAATATAAATATATCTAGAATCGAACTACCACCGGTATCAAAGATCGATATAAGGCCTCTCCATAATATTTTTCCACCTTCAAGCAAATCATCCCATGCACCAATCACAGAAATAACAGCAACCCCAACCAATGCAAGAGGGGCTAATATTGTAATAAAGGCCGTTGCAATAGTTCCAAGTACTGGTAGTAATATTCCTAGACCTGTGGACATTGCACCAATGGCAATTAAGACAGGGCCAAGAGCAGCGGCAGCGGCAATAAGTCCTAAAACCCAAGCTTGTGTGGTCGTATCTAAACTAGTAAGCTTTTCAATCATTGGTATAAGTACATTTAAAAACTTTAAAGCGACAGGCAATATTAATTTGCCGAAAGTTTCACCCATTGTTTTTAATGTTGAATTAAACTTTTTTAATGTGTTCGCGAATCCGTCTTGTGTTCTTATAGCATCACCGGCATCTTTTGAAAATCTTTGTTGCAATAGGCTTACAGTTGCTAATACTGTAGCTCTCTTGGTTAATGCCCCCTTACCTTTTGAAAGTCCAAGTCTAAAGGCTTCTTGCTTGACATCCGCGTCAAGGATAGAGACACCCAATGATTTAAGGGCTTCACGCTCACCAACTAAAGCACTTGAAAAGGCATTGATTACTTGTGCGTCAGATTTATTTCTAAAACTGGCCACATCAATACCAAGCTTGATCATACTTGATGATAATACCCCTGCTTCCGCGTCAGTGAATTGCATGGATGAAAGAATACCGCCCATGTCACCGGCGAACTCTTTTAATGATGTAGAGTTCCTACCTACTGACTTAGCTAATTTATTAAGCTCTTTACCTGTTTGCTTTGCTGACTTCTGAAAGATTTCATTAAATTTATTATTAACCTCATCCGCATCACTGGCAAGCTTTATCATTGCTACTCCAGCAATTGTTGCGGGAAGAGTTATTGAAGCAGAAAGAGACTTCCCAAGAGAAGAGACAGAAGCCCCCATTTTTTTCATGGAAACAGACATTTGCTTTGTAGCTATCTTTAAACTCTTGCTAAATCCTTTGATATTTAAATCAAGTATTACTAATAGGGATTTTGTCGCCATCTTGTTTTTTTCTCTCGTTAATTTCTATTAACTTTTTAGTAATAGTTTCACTCATCTTTTTATTTTTTTCTTCTTTACTCATGAACATATCTTCAAACTTTTCATACTCATCTTTTTCATCATCTATTTTGATTTTGTCATAATCAAATATCTGTTTAGGTTTTAAAGGTTTTTTGACATGAGGCGCGGTAATCCAAGAAATAAACCAAGCTTTTTCTTGCATTCTAATACGCCAATCATTTTCCTTAGCCTTAACAAGTAAATTAATTTCATGTGGTGTGTAATCCCCAAACTCCAAAGGATTACCACCCAATTCAACGACAAAAACCTCTTTAAACTGTGCTATTACTTCGCCAAGGTCAACTTCTCTGCTTTCTTCTTGTTCGCTTTCGCTTCCTTCTCTGCCTTGGCTGCTTGCTTTTTTGCAGCTCTAAACCAAGCGCTTTCTTCAATAGCGACTTTGAGAACTTCCTGAAATTTATCAAGTCCAAATTGATCAAGATAATTATCCATGAGATCGCCAATCAAAACAGAATTCAATCCGTCATTGTCACCAACTAAACAAGATTCTAGGATTGCTTTTAATATTGAAACATCCCCTTCCTCCATTTCTACAAATGCTTGCATGGGATTCTTAAACCCAAAGTGTAGCTTCAAATGCTCCATTGCATTGAAGCCAAACTTTAAGCGTCTTGGTTTATCTAATTGAATACTAGCCATTTAATTTCCTTTCAGTTGTTGTTTAAATTATGGTAAAGTTAAAGTTTGAGGTTTACCGCAACCTGTCAAACTCATGGAAACCGTTACCGCATCTTCTAAAGCGTTTGTCAAATTCCATTCATTAACAAAAACAGAACCTTGGAAAAACTTAGCGCCGCTTTCGTCTCTTGGTCGATACTGGAATACAAGTTCAGTACCTTCTGTGATACCGCCTAAAATAGCTTCTTGACCTGCATCCGCTTCAAGGTATATATTTTCTACGGAAGCTGACCACTCTTTAAGACCTTCAATGAATTCTTTCCATCCATCAACGCCATCAAAATTTGTAACATCGATTGGAGACATATTTTTTGTTAAGCTCATATCCTTAGCGGCTGATACTGTTAAAAAAATAACTCCCCCATCGGTTGAAATAAACGGCTTACCTTTATAACCCGCTGAACCTTTTCCACATGCCATTTCTGACCCCTTTTTAAAAAAGTATTAATTTAATTTCTGATTTACAACTGCAATTTCAACATCGGTGTCACTAACAATATCAATATCGACATTACCGCCGTTATTAAATAAAGCTTGCTCAAAGAATGATGATTCCCAAACTTCACTAGCTCCTAAAGTAATAACTATATCACCGGTACGCCTGTTGTTATCAGTCACCGATTTAATAGTTAAGGTGGTAGATGCAGAAGCACCAGTTTTAACAATTACTTTTCTAAAGCCATTGTTTTTAAAAAACATTCCATTAGCAGCATCACCGGCCGCAAAAGAAATATTATTAATAGCGTGGGGTAATTGATCCACAGCCACGATTTCAGTTCTTGCCATTTTCTTTCCTTTTTATAAAATTTTAACCTGAAATTCAACAGTAAGAAGCCGTCCCTCGACTTCCATATTATGCTGGGGGTTTTCAATCATCCCATCATATTTAAACATAACAATGCAACACGCTCCCGCATCCGTTATATTATTCTCCTGACCTGCAAGCAGCTCTTTTATTCTTTGTGCTATCTCGTAAATTGGCCCCAAGTCTTTAGACTTTCCGTATATATCAATATTGTAAATCATATCATCACCTTGATCATCAAATGTAATGAATGCGCTCCCATCAATCCGGCCTATAGTGGCATAGGGGTATACGGCCCTTCTTTGTGGCACATGATTATATATTCTTGTTGCAACGCTCATTAATTGAGAATCGGCAACTAAAAGAGAATGTACGGCACAATGTAACTCACCTAATGAACAACTCATCTTATACCTTTCACAATACTATCTATTTTTTTAAAAACCTTTGGTGACACCACATTAAAAGCCGGTATTAAATAAGGCTGCGCTCTTGTTCCACGATGTGATATTTTTAGTGCTATCATTTCGGCAGCAAAAACAGGATTAGAAAAACCGTGTCTTTCTGCCCATCTTTTTAATGGTAATGTTGGCGGGAAATGTGGACGGGTTCCAAATTCAACATGCGCCCCATAATCAACTGTAGGCCCAATTTCTGTAATGAACTCATCTTTGCCTAAAGTTTTAGTTGAGATAATGCTATTAGTAAGATTTCCGGTATCATTAGTTTTATTTGATGCTAAATTCTCCCTAGCTTTCTTCTGTACTGCATTACCGCCAGCAACAACGGCCCTTCTAATCTTGTTTCTTGTATCGGTTCCTACCTTATCGAGAAACTTCTTTAATGCTTTCTCACCTATAATTTTAGCCATAATTGGGAACCTCTCTCACATATTGTATATTGGGCCTGATTTTACCACTAGTAAGCGAATATTCACTTATTTTCAAATCCATAGAATAACTTTCTTGACTTGGCCCCCTTTTGCTATAAATCACCTTATCACCGTATATAGTCGATTTATATATAGATTTATCTTCTGCAACTATTTTAAATGTTTCTAGGGTTTCTAGGTTCATTCTTTCCGTGTAATGAGTGGCCGCCGAATTATAAGCGCCGTTCTTAGATTCTGGATAAGTTACCAATAGATTATTTGTTCCAGATTCTAAAGATACCCTTCTTATAAATGGGCAATTACCTATTTGTATTTTTGAAATAGTTTTATCTGATTTCTTAAACACCATTAAATAAACATTTCCAATCCGTGAGGATGCAACAACCCTATAATACTTGTTCTCTGTAATGCAATAGCTTCTTACTCCCATCACGGGCTTAATATGCTTCATATCACCCAATGAATCGAAGTCTTCACCAATTCTTTTATATGCCCTGCAATTACTCATTGAATTGCCAAGAGTCCATTCTTTAATAAAGGTAAAATTAATCTTCCCGTCTTCATCCCTATAAGCACATGGAGAGCAATAAATATTTTTATGCTCACAACAATCTATTTCTTTAATGTTGGTTACTGTTCCAGCATTTAAATCAAGATCACCCACACAAACCCTATATGCTCTAAAAGGTGATTTGCTTGTTAATCCCATTCTAGACCTAGAGCCGTAATCCTCATAGAAATCATCTTGTGTTGACGCTTGGCTAAACAACAATTTATTGCCCTCAAATATATAGGGCATGTGTCTATTCATATCATGTGTATTAAATAAATCAGGCATCAAGCCAATTCCTAACAAGTGTTAAAAAGTCAAATACATCAATAGGCAATGTACTTGTAAAGGTTGGATCATATTTTACTATAGGCGTGGCTTGTGCAACTGTAATACTTAAATCAGCGGCAACCTGTGCAATTAATAAACTTATATCATCACTAGGTATTAATTCATTAGCTGAAATATCAAGCTCTTCCAGAATAGAAAAGTTCTCGCAAAGTTGCGGAAATTGAACAGCTATTTGCGTAATAATATTTGGATCACCTTTCATGTTTTCCCAAAACCCATTACCAAGGGCGGCATCATTAGGATAAGTATTATTATTGACCCTCATGATTTTTGATTTTAATTTATCTCTCAAATAGAAAGACCAAATATTAAAGCTACTATCATACAAATCTAGCGTTACCGATCCACTCCCAACTATTGCACCGAAAGCGTGAGCCTCTGTAAAAAAGTTGAATGAAATATCAAGATGTTTTATTGTGTCTGCAAAGGCTTGCAATGAAGCGTCAAACTGACCGAATAAATTATGATTGGCTGAGAAATGTACTAGCTCCAAGTCTGCAATAGTTTCCAAGTCAGGAGTAGATAAATTATTGAAATCAATATTAAGCCCTTTAAGTTCTGTTAAAGTAGCAATTATAAAAGTATCAGTTAATCCAAATTGTGACAGATCAAGAATGAAATCAGGATTAGCAGGCAAGAAAACAAAATTGAATTCAATCCATAAATCTTCATAGCTGAAAGTATCACTAACCGTTTTACCTGTTTCTTTTTCTAATATTTTAATGATTCCAAGCTGCTGGGTATTAGTAGTTTTTTCCCCTATCTCTTGAAATTGCTCATTAGGTGGGTTTCCTGTATCTGGAACAAATGGGGAATCATCACATAGATATCTATAAACAACTTGAACAGGGCACCCACTTAAACCCGCTCCCGTGGCATTTAGGGAAATGGTTCCTATATCACCCGTTCCAGTTTCGACAGGTTCAAAGAATTTTTCAACTATGAAACCCGTGGAGCCTTCCGGCGCTGGCGGTGCTTCAAATGTTTGCCCATCATATAAGAATACGCTTTCGTTTAATTCAACGCAACATATATTAGAACATTGTATAGGGTTGGTTACATCTTCCCTTAATGATTCAAGCGGCCCTGTACCAATTATCTGAACGCCTTGACCTACTACAGATTGTAAACCGTTGCCGTGGGTAATACTTGTTACAAGACCATTGCCAACCCAAACACGAACTAAACCGCCTGCGCTTGGAATATTTCTAGGAATAATTTTAAGCCACAATCTTTCATCATTATCAATGGCCTGCCTCATCCTTTCTTGGCCCTCATCATCTTCAATATAAAGAGAATTTATTGACATACTCCAACGCTTAAAAGTTGGCTCAAACTTTCGGTAGTTATCATCTCTGTTTAATTGGCCTATTGTTGAAATGTCTTGTAACTCTGATTGGATGGTAAAATTAAAGTCTGTGATACAAGCCACCTTAATAAAAAGTGGCTCTTCTTCACAAGATCGGTCATTTCTTAACCAGATTTCACCTAAATAACCTTGTAAAGCTAAACCGCATAAAAAAGAGCCGTTTTTTTTTCACAGTCATCAACATCATTTACAGTACCGGTAACAGTCCCCGTTAATGTTGAAGCAGGTGTTTTATTGAATGTAGCATTAGCAATAATAGTAATATTAGCCGCTGTTAGATCAAACTCATTAGTACAAAAGATTGCATCATTATGTAAGAAATCAAATGGCAATACTAGGTCGTTTCCTAGCTCTACTTGTCCACTGGTTTTTTCAAGAACTAAATCAGAATCAAACCAATCTGTATTAGTTTGCGTAATGATAGCATCTTTAATGCCTGTCATCTTAATTATTGTTGATCCTAAAAGGCTTGTTTCTGCAACAAATATATCACCTTGAACCTCGACAGAGAAGCCGGACAATTCAAAACTACCGGCTAAATCTGTAATAGTTAAGCCGTTTGCAATTGGCATTAGATCAAGCAAAGTATATTTAGATGAACCTGTCTTATCAAATGTCACATTATTAAAAGGCTGTAGATTTGAGGTAATAGTAAATGTATTGTTGCCACCTACAAAGCTAGTGGATACCTGATTAGTCAACCAATCGACTTGGCCAGCTATTACATTATAACCGGCTACTATTCTTTGAGCTGTTGAGAATACAAGAGTTCCGCTTGATTTATTAACTTCGATATCTGGCATGATACCGGTAAAGCTTACCGTTTGCGTTGTTGTTCCATCAAATCTAATTACACCGCCGCCATTTTGAGTAAGAGCGCCGCCGCCGTCCATATCACCGGCTAATTTAGTTAATGATCCATTTAGAAAATTACCCATACTCATTACAGTTAATTTCCCGTCTATATCTTGCGTACCTGAGTAATTACATGTAGGACATTTATCAATAACCATATTTGTAAAAGAAGTATTAAGCTGCTGGACATCCCAATGATTAGCGCCTTGAAACCAGTATGTACCGATATTTAAATTATAGCCTGCTGAGTCGCTAAAAACTACCCCGCTTGTTGTTGTTACGGCAAACAATACATTAAGCGTAATAGTTCCCGCTGTGGCCACATGTCGGCCTATTGTGAATACTCCACCACCAACAGTATCATTAATTAAACCGCCTGTTTGGACAAGCTCATCTTTTACAGTAAAAGCAAAACCTTTTAAATCTAAAGTACCCGCAACCATGAAAAAATCTGAGCCGGTCGCGGTGTTTTGAAAAGTGCTTACTAATGAAACAATTCCAGAAGGTTTGTTTATTGCGAAAACTCCACCGCCAAAAGAATCAATGCAATTTAATGTTTGATTTGCTGTCCCTGTTAAATCAATTCTAGCTGAACCAGTAATTGAATTATCTGAATTAACATTTCCAGATATATCTAAAACACCCGCGCCGCTTAATGCTCCCATTCCTTCATTTGTAAAATTAGTTACTTCTAAATTACTTACAAGGGTTGATCCAACGGCCGTATTTGCTTTTCTTACAAAGTAATTAGGAATTCTAGGCCCACCGGACCAATCATAGTTAGCAGCAAAGCCCCTATCTCCAAAAGTAAAAGCTGGATCAAATACAACCGTACCGGATGTGAAAATTAAAATGTTTGATGTTGATGCAGCAAAAATAATAAAATCAAAGCAAGTTATCGACCCGCCAGTTTTTGCAAATTCAATACCGCCATTTATTCTTGATTCACTTCCTAATTTATCAGAAAATAATTCTTGCGTTGCATTACCGCTTATTCTATGAACACCGCTTGATGTTTGATTGCTTGTTGCTTTTATAATAAAGTCACCTTGTACATCTATAGTCCGACCTGTAAAGCTAATATGTCCGCTTTGATGAGTGTATGTCCCTACAGTTGTAAAGTCTGAAAGGTAAACCATAGATGAAATAGGGTTTAATATATTGGAAGTAAAATCATTTAAGATTCTTCCATTAATATCCATATTGCCTTGATTGCCGTTAAAGGTAACAAAGCCGCTATTATGATTAAAAGTACCGGCGCTCATTGTAAATACATTACCGCCGCCTGTGAATTCTAGCGTTCCGCTTGTTGCGTTAAATGTTCCACCTGATTGATTAAGGTCGTTAGGTGTAGTCATTAAAGAAGTGTCACCATTAAAAACACCGCCTGTAATACTTAAAAGACCTGACCATTCCGTATTGCCAGAACCAGCATTATAAGTACCGCTATTAATGGTAAGATTGAAATATTTGCAATCAAACCCGTTACCATTAAAAGTACCTGCATCAAGAGTCAATCTTAATCTTGCCGTACTCGTTGTGCTTGCGTTCATGTTAGATATATTTGTAACTGTACCACTTGCCTTATTAATCCTTAGATCAAAAGTAATGGCCGATGCAGTTCCGCCCCAATCTAAATTTTGCGCACCTGTTCCATCCATTGTAAATACAATTGTATTACTTTGGCTTGCTCCGTCTGTGTAAGATAAATTACCCTGAACATTTACTGTTCCAGTTCCTTCTAATCCGTTTATATTTGATATTAAAAGAGCACCGCTTACATTTAAAGCACCGTCTATATCTACAGAAAAGCTTGAAGTTTGCGTAAAAGATAGGCAGGCCTCTGTAGTGTCAATAACGATCTGAGAGGCTTCATTTGTTACATCATCACCGGCCACGGCTTTTGTGGTGTCGTTCGGCCCTCCTGAGCTTAAAGACCAATTAGCATCATTTGACCATTTAGTGTCTGCTAGTCCTCTAAAAAACTTCGCTGTCATCTTATACCCTCGGTGTGTCTATTGGTAGACCATCATTTATATTATCAATTATATTTTGGTGCAATAATGTAACATTCAATTGCCCGTTTGTTTCTCTTAAAAGCCCGTCATATTCTTCAATAAGAACTCCTTCTTCATCCCTCACAATATGCGCCTCATTGCTTGGATTTGAAGAGGTAACAATTGTTTTAAAACCATATTTAATACCATGCGTTCGAGTCTCAATTTTAATATCATCACCGCCCTTTGAGACAGTATCATTAATTGAAAATGTATATGATTGGTAATGATCCGACCATGTACTAAAATCATTGGGGCTTAATGCAGTCCCATTTTCATCTACAAAAGGTTTAGAACTCATTATTGATTATGTCCTTTGTCAAAGCCTACAACGAAATATTTATTTAAAGTCTTATCATAATTTAATACGGCTAAATCTATTCTTCCAGCGGAAGAGCTTAGAGCAAATGAACCTAATGCAGTACCAAAATCAATATTAGTTACTGTTTTTACTGTAACGGTTCTTGTCCCTGTTCCATCCTGAATAAATCTAATGAGTGTCATTAAACCATTCGCATTTATTGGATTTGTAAGAGCGTCTAGTAATCCGTTCAATCCATCAATATCAAAATCAGTAATATTTGCATCCATATCAATATCAATTATCTTTCCTGCTGCTACATTGAGCAAACCGGAAGCCGTGTTTATCTCACTGGCCTTAATCGTAACTGTGGAGATATCACGCTTTAATTTAACATCAAGTTCAAGCAAATCCTCTATCGATGGTTTACCGATATTGTCTCCACTTGGAACGGCTGCAAAGCCTTGCATTACTCCTAATGTATTAGTACCCATTATCTAACCCCCAACTTTGATAATTCTAAATCATAACTTCCGCTTACTTTATTACTTGGCCCTGTATCAGAAAGCACCTTTACATTTATACGGCTTGCGCGTGGAAGTAAAAGCGGCAATTCAAAATTGATTTCAATTGAAGATTCAAAAAATATAATTGGTATTGATGTCAATCTTGTACTATTTATAGTTGTCACAAAAGGCGTTACCTGAAAAACAATTTTATACTCGGCGTTTTTCTCACCTGTAAAATGAAGCCTCGTTAATACTGCATCTTCATCAACAGGTACAAACATGTGTGCGCCTTGGTCTCGGCCCTCATCTATTGCAATTATAGATTGAATTTTATTGCTTACGCTTCCCTCGGCTGTGATTATGCCTTTATTAGATTCACCTAAAACAGCGTTTTCAACAGCACTAAGAACGGTTACACCTAAAAACAACTCGTCTGTTAATATTCCGGTTGTTCCTCCGGTATCATATTGTTTAAGAACTCTTTTAAAATCTTGATCCACACCATCAACTAATACTTTCGTTGTTCCTGTTCCTAGTAATGTATCGTCTGGGCTAGTTGATTTAATTAAAAGTCTTTCGGCTGAACCTATATCTATATATTCCATGTTAGGTAATGGCGGGGTTAATAGTTTACCTTGCCATAAATCTTCTAAGCCTGTCCCAATAATTCCATTGAATGCAAATATCGATAATGTTCTAAAAAAATCTATTTCACCTCTGGCCATTTGTGATCCGCGTCCTGACATATTACAAGTCCTTTATGTTATATGTTTTAATTATCATTTTATGCGCCCAACTGATCAAAAACGGGCTCGCCTACCTGAGTAAATATATTCTCGGCCGCCTGAGTTAATAGGCCGCCAAATTTCACAGAGTCCCTTTCTATTTGATGGCACATTATTTGAAATTGAAAATCATGATCAATAACATTTGTGATACCCTGTATTCTTAAAACATTCCCTTTAAAAACAATTATGTCGGTCTCTTCAAATGAAAAGCCTATATTAAAGCGAGTCTTAATATTATATTGCTTGACTGCTACAATTCGCCTATCATGAAACTGTTCATCATTGATGGCGGGATTTCTTGATTTAACTTCTGCCCAACATGAACCCTTAGAAACAAAAGTCTCGTCAACACCTAGACAGGTATCATCACCTAATATTTGTTGGAAGACCTGTATTCTTTGCCTTAGCTGGTTTGCTTTCATAGCTCCAATATCCGATAAGGCATTAATAGATTTCTAGCTAATGGGGAAATGTTTTTCATTGTCTCACGGTTTTCATAATAACCGCCCGTTGTTGTCATGATGGCAAGCTTTATGTCATCCGGTACGCTTGCAACATCGGGATAACCTGCCGTATAGTCTAATTTATATTGTGTGAAATATCGTGTGCTTGTAAGTATTGATGATCGTATATTAAATACAATTCTAGCCGGTTGATTATCATCTGCTCGGTCTAATCTAAAATTTGATGGTGCAATGACAATTTCATTATCATCTGTATCAAATATAGAGAAATTTTCAATACTTGTTACCTGTGTGTTTTTGATCTCTATGGCAATCTGATTGCCGAAAAGGAAGTGAGCAAATACAAAAGGGTTTTGATTCTCTCCTGCATCCTCTATTTGTCTGTATGTCCTTCTAAGGAAACCACCTCTTACATATTGTTCACTTTTTTTAGTAGCTGCGCTTATTAATATATCAATTAAAGAATCTTCAAATGTTCCATCAATGCGGGAATATAATTTTTGCTCATCTCTTGTAACAGGTTGACCACTGGGGGCGGTTAGCTCTTTTCTTGATAACTGGCTTGTTATTCGTTTGTTGCTAATGATTCCCATGTGACCAACCTATAAAATATGAATGGTGGGCCGAAACCCACCAAATTAAAACTATCTATCGTTTCTTTGGATTAGCGCAAGTGCGACAACATCCATTACAATAGTGCCATCAATTACAACTCTTGCAAACTTTTGGGTTTCAAGGTCAACGCCTGAAAGCCCAACTGAAAGAGTTTCATCAACAGCATCAAGGACATCATTAACGCCCGCTGTTTTTGGCTGAATAAGATATTTAGGATCAACAGACACCCAACCAGTAGTACCATCCGGTGAAAGCTCAATATCTAATGTAGCCGTGCCACTTGTGAAAGCGGTGACTAATACAAGGAAGTCTAAAGCGATAACACCGGCTAAGTCAATAGCCAAGCCAGTTTCACCACCTGTAACGGAACCAACAGCCAAAGCCAAAGCTTTATCAACTGGGTTCGTAAGTCTATCTAGAATAGGCATAATAAAATTCTCCTTTTATGCTTTAACTGTTAAGATTTTAATTGCTTCTTTCAAAACAACCTGACCGCCTACTCTTTTAGAGAATAGGAACTCAACCATTTTTTGTTTTTTCGCTGTAAAAGGGTCTCTCAATACAGACATACCCATTCTATCAACAATACGATAACCACGGAACAAATCACCAAAGAATAAAATCTTCTTATTGGCCGCAATTGTTTTTTCCATTGAAGGAGTTTCAACAAACGAATAGTTTAACAAATCGAAAGTGATTCGTCCATTTTGAGCAGTCTGTAAAATATACTGACCGTCTAAATCTTTCAATTTTCTAAACTCTTTCAAAACTTGTCTGTTGCCATAGAAGTTTGAATTTGATGCATAGGCCGTTTTGATTGAAAAGATCAAATCATAAAGGTCATCTGAATCAATAGCACCTGAACCAGTAGTAAGAATTTCTTCTGAACCACCATTCAAGATACCTTGTGGTTTTGAAACATCATCACCATTAACGAAAGCAGCACCTTCTGTTTCAGCAAAAGATTCTACTACATCGGTGGTAGCTTCTTGTTCGATGTTAGCGAATGAATCCATTAACAATTTAATAGATATAGGGACATTCACATCAAGCTCATGAACCGCAATTTCACCAAGGCCATAAGTTGAGTTATCATCTTGAACATTACCTTGCTCAGAAGACCAAGAGCCTTTCAAAAGAGTTTCTCTTTTTGGGTAAGGAAGAGAACTAGAATTAATAGTTGTAACTCTTGAAAATTGTCTGATAGGATCAATTTCCGTTACTTTCTTAACAATAGTATTATCCCATTCAGGGTTAATCAAATAGCCGCCCGCTGTTGCATCACCTGCAATCAGTTTGGCTTTCGCTTCTTCCGGCATTTGGTCTTTGCCTTTGGTCATGTAATGCAAGACAGCATCTTTTTGTTCATTGACTTCATCATCTTGGGAATCTTTTTCCATAGATGTTTCTAAGTCTTTGAATTTTTGTTCAAAGCCATCCATCTGTTCACCAAGCTTTTCTACTTTCTCGGTGTTTGCTGCTGATTTCTCATTAATCAGCTTATCATTTTCAACTTTGAAATCAGACCATGTACTTTCAAAGCCTTCTTTCAATTCTTTAAGCAATTTTTCGCTCATTTGAAATCCTTTATAAATAATTTAATTTCTTTTAATTCTTCGTCACTTAATTCATCATCACTATCTTTTGTTTCGTCTTCACTGAGTGAGTCAAGATTATCTGAATGGTCATCATCAAAGTTTTCTTGTTGATCGCTGGATGAGCTTTCAACCTTTGACTTTATGGATTCTTCAAAAGATTTCATCAAAAAGCAATTAAACTTTTTAATGGTTTCGTTAATCAGAACTAAGTCTGATTCCTTCGCCTCTTCGAGCTTATCAACGGCCGCTGATAAAGCATCTTCAAAGCTAAGCTCTTCATTAGATTTTGCGCTTGTAATTTCTGCCTCTTCATCCATTGCAAAAGGTACAATACTCATTTCAAAAAGCGCAATCTCTTTTAATAGTCTAATGTCACCTTCAAAGGCAACCTTAACAGCACGATACCCAATAGATAAACCTTTCAAGGCTCCCATTGCGATTAATTCAGCAACTTCTAAACCGCGTTGGATATTTTTATTTATCCTGCCCTCGGTAATCATTAAGCCCTCTTTTGTTTCTTCTAGCTTAACCGTACCTATTGGCTCTTTGGTGTCATGGTGAAACAATAAAACTCTTGTATTACCCTTTTGTCTAAGAGTGGTAGTAAATGCCCCCTCTTCTACAATATCGCCGCCTAGATCGGCTTTACCGTTAAACGGTGAGCCAACGCCTTTAAAGATCATAAACTTATCATCTTCATGCTCTGCTTTGATATCAAACTTAATTGATTTCTTTTCGTTTTTAAGTTTTGTTTTATCTTTAGTTTCAAATTTAGTTTTCATAGAAAAAACTCCGTAAATTCTTCATCAATAAATACGACTGTACACCGGCAATTGACTACATTTCCGGCGCTTGCTCCTTCGCTGGTATCTCTTGGAAACCTCATAGTTTGACCACCCACTTTAAATGATTGATCAAGTCCAATCTTACCATTAGCGATATCAACATTTCTATGATTGAAAGGATTCTTTAAGCTTCCTTTTCTAACTCTGCTATCTCCTGAATCTAACCATAATTGTTTTGATAATGGAGAAACTTTTAATTGTGCTTCATGCTGCGCAAAACTCATACCTCTAAGCGTTTCGGTTCTTGCGATTCTTTCGGCTCTCCATGTTTCCATGTCTCCCTTATATTGGGCTTGGATGTCCTTAGTTATTGCAAAGATTGATTTACCTTCTTTAACGCCTGCCGTAACTACTTTATCTACCATCTTAATAGTAGTTTCATTTACATTTTTAATCAATTCGCCAATCTGTATTTCTACAAAGTAAGAGTCAACGAATGAAGAGAACTCAGCTTTGAAATCATTTAAAATATTAAACTCAGAAGGTATATCTTGTTTTCTTTCGATGATTAAATTAATCTGCGCCTTGGCATCAAATCGGGCCTTCAATGAGAAATCAAAAGAGATATCTTTGTATATTTCGTCATACACTTCTTTAAGTTCTGGGGTTGTCTGTTGGATAACAGCAAGAACAGCGGGCATCATACCGGCAGTAGTTGCAACACCTTTCATATTTTGCGCTATCTCTTTAAACTGATTATCAAAATACCCATTGATTACTTTATGTGATACTGTAATTGCGTCATCCTCGGCCTGATTGATAGCCTTCTTTTGGATGTTGAAATATTCTTTAATATCTATTTTAAATGATTTCTCATCTTTCTTTTTAGGTTTCTTCATTGGTTTTTCGTCATCAAGATGGCCTGTATTTTCTTCCTCGTCTTCATGGCCTGTATTGCCAAAGCTTGACGGTGTAGGTGCTGCCGGTGGATTAACAATATTATCTAAGGTCTGTTGACCATTAACAATGATTGATTTTCCAAGCTCTTCATCTTCCAAACTATCAAAGTCTTTTGCATTTCGTTTTTCATCTTGTGAAAGCTCATTAGATGAATCAATTGAAGCCCATTTTTGTTGTTTTTGTCTTTGAAGTGCTTCAACGCCTGAATCATCAATCCTAATAAGAAGGTTTTCCCCAAATGCAGGAGTAAGCCAATTATTAAGCATAGACACTAAGCCTTCCATTAGGGGAAAAGCAGTGTCGTTGTGCAGGCTTAATACTGCTTGTTCGTAATTCGCGAATGTTTGGCTCTCCGTGTCTCCGATAAGCTGCGGCGCAATATTGTAAACGGCTGCTATTTCTCTTTTGCTCATAGCTTGGCCTTTTGTAAAATCTGCATCCTTGGGAGACAATCCCGTTTGTTTCCATTTCATACCATCCTCTAGAATCTTTTCTGTGCCTGCCATTTCAGAACCAGAATTTTCATCTATTTGGTTTTTAAGCCTTCTGTACTGATCATTTTCAAGAACGCCGTCAATCTCATAAATACCGGCAGGATTAACGCCATTTTGTAACAATTTAACATTCCATCTTTTGGCTTCATTATCAAGGTCTACTGAAAGACCACCGGCCATTAATGGAGCAAGTCCCATTACTTGATTTTCTGGGTTGAATGTTTTCCCGTGGAGAATATCACGCTCATCAATCGTAAACTTTCTATCATTTATAAATTCGTATTTTTTTAGCTGCAAACCAAACATTGTATTTTTGGCTATTACATCAACTTGCTTTTCAGATAAAACTTTTAATTGAAAGGCTTGACCGGCACTCAGGCCATTTTCAAATTTACTTTTATAAATAAATGTATTACCAAATAGCAAATAGTAACCGAAATATTCAGTAAGCCATGCCACTTGACCTTGATTGCCATCTGGTTTATTTAATAATTTACTTAATTTATTATCAATTGGCTGTTTGTCTTCATCTGATTTCTCAGTTACAATCATTCTCATTTGAGTAATTGCTTTTGTGATTGCATTGACTGCGGAAAATACGGAAGGATTAAGAACATAGCCTTCACGGGCTAGTTTCTCAGGTTGAGCAGTGGTAAAGGTTCCCTCTGGAAAGAAGAACCCTGTTGATGTCTTTTTTTCTGTAACAGGACTATTTTTCTTTTTAAAGAAGCTGGGAAACCATTTCATAAACTTGTTTCTATATATAGTGGTTTTTCACGAATTCTATCACTAATATGAAAAAAACAATGAATTTATGTGATGCTAAGAGACTTTTCAAAAAGGCCAACCCACTAAAAAGCAGATAAGCCTCTCTGAAAGGAAATGAATGAATCCAAAGGAAAGCACTCGGTAGATTTATAATAATAATTTATGTGATGTCAAATTGATATGAACTGTGATAAAGCCAAGGCACTTATTAAATCCGTTCGTCTGTCCATGCTTACCATGGCGTGGGATAGAACAATGTAATTCCCTGACTTTATCCAGTATGTACATGTTATACTAAATTGATGGGGATAACGAATTTAATTCCTTTATTCCTCGATTATAGAAGGCAAATCTTGTTTTAAGGTATTTATTCAACACGACAACCTTATTCACGCTTGGATCATTGTATTTAAGGAAATCCCCTACCCATCCAATAGATAATCCTGTTTCACGGGAAACCCTCGCGCAAGTGGCTGATCTATGCCTTGCCTCATACAAAAGCCTTGTTTCCTTTAATAAGTCACACATTTCAATAGTTTTCTTTACCATTTCACTTCCTCGCATTTAGTCCAATTTGCTTCTATTAAGACAGTTTGCACATAATCCAGACTGCAAAAATCTTCCCATTTATCACGAATGCCAGTCTTGAATATTCTTTGCACCATATCATTTTTTATTCTTACTCTGCAAAAAGAAGAAGAAAATTTCCAAATCTCCCCCGCTTCCATTCCCTTTTTTGCGTGTTCCCATTCCATCCTATTTCCTTTGTAAAGTGCTGAAATATGAAATTGTACACTATTCTATCTATTGTCAATAGGATACTGGATGCAGATGTGAGAACGGCAGCGGATTTTCGATCGTTGGGCTCTAGAATTTCTAAGATTTTTAAACAGGATAACAAATGAGAATGTCTTACTTTCGGATGCGATCGTTTTTTTCCTTCTTAGCTCGATAAGTAACATCATGCCCACATTGACAGCATTTAGATTTTACCGATGCTTTAGGGCCTAGCTGGACATTCATCTTGAAGATGTTTAGCTTTCTGCATTTCTTGCACACTGTTTTTAACATGTCATTTCCTTTTAAATTATTAAAGTACTCTAATTTTTGGCTCTCTATGGTCTCCAAGTTTTTTACTATAATACTGCAAGGCATAAACAAAAGTATCCACTTGGTCGTCAAACTCACCTGAATCAAAAAGGCTTAATTCTTCAATACATCCAGCAACCCAATGACCGGTAGAAGGGAAATAAACAAAGCCATCCTCTACAATTTCCGTAATAGAATGAGCCCTTGTTACCTTGTCTCTATCTGGATTGACTCTTAAAAGTTTTCTTTTTATATATTTATCTAATTCAAATTCTTGAATCAATGATTGACCGCTGGCCTTATCTTCAATTATTATTTTACTGGGCTTGAATTTCTTAGCGACTTCATGCATTCTTTTCTTTAAGTCTGGGAATGTAAACTTTCCCTTCATGACATGCATTAAATAATACGAATCTCTATCGGGCCGGTCTGGATGTCTAAAAGAACACCATGTCATACAAACACTATAATCATTCTCTTCACCATCTTTAAAGGCGGTATCCATTGTTTGAATTATCTTTAATGGCTTTGGTGGCTCATCAAGATATTTAATAAAGGATGTGTTTATTATATTACCGCTTGCTACTTTGGGCGATTGGTTAAGCTGGGCCTCAAATCCCCTTTCTCTTAAAGCTACTTTGAATTGATCTAATATTTTACGGGTAAATCTTTCAATGAAGAATAGACCTTCTTTATAGAACTTTCTAAGGCTTGCCGGTTGAACATTTGCTTTAGCCTCGGCTGGTATGCATATATGACGATAGCCGCCTAATTCTAATAGATGGCCGGTTAAGTCTTTATCACTCAGCCTTTGCATAATAATAAATCTACAAACTAAATCCGGCGTATCTGTTCTAGTCCATAATGTTGTATCATACCATTCATTTACTGTTTCTCTTTTTTTAGGTGATTTGGCTTCGTCAGGGTTCATTAAATCATCTGCAATGATCATGTGCCCACCCATACCAGTGGCAGCCGCACCGGTTGAAGTAGCGAAACGAGAACCGCCTTTAGTGGTTTCAAATAAACCTTTAGTATCTTGATCTTTTTTTAGTTGGTAGATATGACCAAATCTTTCTTGATACCAATCAGATTTAATCAAGTCTCTTGTTTTTGTTGATAGGCTTTTAGATAAGATATCGCCATAGCTGGCGGTAACTATTTTAAAAGTAGGGTCAATAGTCCAAACCCATGCATTAAAGGCAACAGAGGCGATTAATGATTTACCAGATCGAACAGGGACATTAATAATAATATCATCTGTCTTTTCTTCACCTCTTATTATTCGCTCTGCTTCCTTCTGCATGACATCACATATATATTTAGTGTGCCAATTATCAATATACTTTCCACTTGGAACCAAGACCTTAGAAAAACACCTAACATAGAAAGCATGAAAGGACTTCTTAAAGTATGCACATTCTAATTGATGAAGAGTTTTCAATCTATGCCCATTCTCACATTAACACGATCAATACTATTTCTAAAGCCTCGCGAGTTATCATATTCTTCCATTTCTTCCTCGGTCGGCTCTTTCGGCTTATCGTTTGGATTGAATATATTATTCTTCTGAACAAAGGCAGAATACAACATTTCTATATTTTCATTTAATGATCTACCATAAACATCAAATTTCATTTGAATATCAAGAAAGTCCTCGTAAGTAGAATCAATGTATATAGATTTTCCACCCTGTTTTCTATAAGTGTCTACTTGTCCTATAACAGAACTAATTATCTGAAATAACAATCTTTTTTCCATCTTAGTTTTGTATGAAAATGCATGTCTACATATATTTAAATCGTCCAAGTCTTCAAGCTTTATACCATGCTTATCAAGCAGGTTATTTAAAAACTTAGTTGCTGTTTCCTTTTCCCCATCAATTCCATTTTCAGATAGGGCCAGCAGCTTTTTTATCTTTGCTTCTAGCTTATCGGGTATATTCATTTGTCTCCCCTTTCAAAAAACTTTTTCCATTCTTTATTTCTAAGACTCCTTGGTGAGATACCATTAACTGATTTAAAGTGGTCTAAAAGAAATACCCTTCTTTTTATCCACAGCATAAACTCTTCGATTGAATTATGATTCGGTCTTTGCATTATTTAGGCCTCCATTCACTACATTTAAATGTTTCGGGGTCTTGAAATATTCCAACATTACCCACTGCATGAATATATTCCCCCTCTATATCTTGTTGCAATTCTACACAATGGCCATCATCATAGTGCTTACAATTCGCACACTTTCCAAACTCAGCAATAACCCAATCATTTTCCCCGTTTTCATGCACTCCATTTTCTTCAAACCAGTAAAGGTCTTCTATTATTTCAACCTCTCCCGTTCTTTTGTTGGTTGCTATAAACTTCATAATATTTCCACCTGATTATAATTTAAAAACAATTCAAAGGCTAAGTAATCTTCATTGTCTACAATTACATTTCCGTATTCTTCCACAGAGACAGTAAATTTAAAGTCCTCGCCCCTTAATACTTCCTCTATCAAGCAAACATCTATTACCACCCCTTGCCATGTTGTGAAGAATTCAAAGGGGTGAAGGGTCATATTCTCATCGTCATCATGTAGACTCATTCAATTTCCTTTAAAGTGGCAGCTCTTTTTTACAATCATCGCAAACCCTGCATCTAAAATGCTCGCAATCTTCTGCGAATTTAAAAAACATTCTTCCATGCATACCGATAGCACACCTAAATTTAGGCTTCGTGCATAGAAGAGTAAACAATACGGCAAACTCCATTAATAAAAGTTCAATCATCTTCTTCTTTGCCCCCATGATAAAGCAAACTGATATATACAGACTATAGAACCAAACAGAAACAATCCTGATAAGAAAAAAGACATCCATACATGTTTATCTATTAAATCAATTAAAGTCATTTTTCACTCCTTAGCTCATCAAGCATTTTTTTTCTTTCTTTATACTGTCCCTCAAAATCATTATTCCATTCTTCATATTCAAGATTTTTTATTTTCTCATACTTTGTAATTTCATGACAAAGAAAAATCCCACCCATAACGAAGTTAAGCGGTATGAATCCAACAAATGAAAATATCGTAATAATAATCCTTAATTCCATATCTAAACTGAAATAATTCATAATAAAAAAAACGATTGAAATAAAAAAAGAGTATACAACATTAGGCTTAATCATGGGGTGTATCATCATGCCACCCCCCACGATTCAAGCCAAGCCTCGAAACGGGCTTTATCTTCCTTAAAGAACGAGATCACATAGCCATCGCTTCCGTATATTTGATATACCTCTTCGTCACCCTCCATTTCTAACAATACTGAATACACTTGATCTATCGAAACAAATGTACAGTGAGAAGTCTTAAAAAACCTTCTCGGCCCCTTAAACAAATCAATAGTTATTCCTTTTGCTTCTAATTCATCTAATGGGATTACGGCTTCTTCGTCTGGGTCGTGGTTCATATATAAATCATGGCAATGTAAGCCGCAAAATGCTCTACCAATTACTTCTTTAACTCTATTTTCACCATCTATCGATTTGTTACAATGTTTACAATTCATTCCATTTCCTTTAGGTTAAGTGCTTCTTCTTCTTCCTGTTTCCATGCCTTTAATACAATAGCCTCGATATCTTCAAAAGGCAGGTCATCGAAATTATAAGCGATCTCTTGCTTATGAACTTCGATTTCCTGCTTGATTCTATTGCTAAAGTCTGGGAACTTCCTTTCAAGTAATTTAAGGGCCATATCTGGGTCACTCATAGCAGAGTCAAGACAAACTTTAATCAACACGGCTTTTCTTTTTATCTTACCTTTTTCATGAGCAATAAAGAAATCATTAAGTAGCTTATCTTGAATTTCTCCTTCCTCATTCATTGCCTCTTTTGCTTGCTTTCGATAATTCAAATAAGTTTGATAAGTGATATCACAAGCAACACAAGTATCTTTGATAGTAAGCATTGAGAACCCACCTAATTCAATAGCAGCCACTAAGACAGTATTAAGCTTGCTTGGTCTTCCACCCTCATTCAATTCATACATAAAAAACCCTTAACATTATATTAAATTATTATTAGTCTTCCCATTTTGAAGCAATCCTTTGAATAAATAATCCTGAGAATGCAGTAATAAATCCAGACAAAAATGATACCCAATGATCAATTAATAATCTCATTTCTGTTTTATCTGGGTTTGAGATTTGAACTTCTATTATTATTGCTATACCAAGAAAAATAAATATGAATCCCATAGCTATCATTAATTTTTTCACAAAACAACCCCTTCATTTTCCCTTTTGCTTTCTGTCAAATCTTCTGCAAGTTCTTCAATTTTTTCTTTCTTTGATCTTGCGAAAATATCTTTTCTAAGGGCGTTTATATTGTCATGTAATGCCCAAAAATTAGAGGCCATAAATTCATTTAATAAGTCTCTTGTTTCTGGACTACTCGGATTTGCGAAAACAGAGGCTTCAATTTCTTTTTTTGCTTTTTCTTTAAACATATATTCCTTTGCTTCTGAAATTGTTTCAAAGTTTTTTCCATCAATCATATATCCTGTAGCTTTTTGAATTTCCATTTCATTTCCTTTCAAGGTTTAATTAATTTTGTAATGAGATTGTAACGCTATTTTCTTTAAACATTGGCCTTGTCCCATGATACATTTCTGGGCCATATACAGATATCAATTCCCAAAAAACATATTCTGTACACCCTTCCTTGTCTTCTTTTGGCTCTCTGTATGGGTGATTCTCTAAGTCATCCTTGAAATATTTAAGGTGATTTCTTAAATGAACCGCTTTACCAAGATTTGTTAGCTTTACCTTAACTTTATGATTTACATTAACTTTTATTTCATTCATTATTTTTCCCTCGGATTTGAACAGTCTTCATCACATTCAACCTCTTGGCATTCAGGGCAAAGCATGGGCGTTTCTCCATACTGTGGAATATTTGGGAACTTATTCCAGATTAATTTCTCGTAATACCAAAAAGTATTATCATTGCAGCAAGCAACAATAGTACCGGCTACCTCTTTCACCTCGTTTATTATTCTTTCTTCTTTCTTTGCTGGTTTACACGGTGGCATTGGTGGAGCCTCACCCTCTAAATTATTACACCTAATACACTTTCTAGGATATGGTTGCCCCATCTGCTTAGAATATGTATGGCCCACCACTTTACATCTATCGCCCATTTTCTTTCCTTTCAAATTATCAAAGTTTGGAACATCTCTTAAAAACATTCATTTCCCTTTCAAAGAAATTCACTTCTTTTTCTTTCCACATCCAGCACAACCACCGCCCTTTTTTCCTTTTACTGTAACGCCCTTAGTTGTTGTAACTGTATTACATTTCTTACATTTAAAACCTTTGCATGAATCACACCACCTAGACATAGAGCCGCAATTACTGCATCTAATATTTACTTTGTTTACATCTAATTTTGAAACATCCATTATTTAACCTCGTTTGGTAAATGGTTATCAACTGGGTGAGATATAGCGAAAGACTGACAATATAGAAAAACGGCAGGCTCCCAATCAGTATTAGTATCATGTCCAGCCTCTTCAAGCGTAACGGAAATGCCGCCTAATGGTGTCCACCCATCTTTAAGAAATTCTTCGCAATATTCAGACATATTCCCCATGTCATTCGATGACGCAATTGCATATTGAGTCTTAATTTCCGGCTCTTGTTCCTTTGGCTTGACTTTTACATGTTGAAGGTTTACTACATTCTCGGCAAAATGCTTTCCTTCAAACTCTACATTAGCACTTTCTTTTTTAGAAATAGTAAGATTTTTATGAACAATCCTTCCATCATCAAGAATATTTACTTTATCACCAACTTTAAAAGTTTCAGACATTAGTACACCGATTTAACCTTTTCAATTTTGGTTACTTTTCCTTTTATAACGGTAACGATAATTGATAAAGATTCCGCGTCACTCTTTGCAGTATTATACAATTTAACTTTGCTTTTCATTGCATAAAATACATATACCTTTGTTTCATCACCGCCTTTTTTAGATTTACTTTTTGTTACTGATTGAGGCCTGCCAAACAATTCAATTACCGTTTCGATTGCGTCCCCAATTTGCGCACGGTTTTGATAAATCTCATCAAACAATTTTTGATTACCTCTTTTTAAATTACACCCAAAAGATAACCCGATTAATAAACAGAATATTAATAATTTTTTCATCTTTTCATTTCCTTTTCTTTGTCAATAAGTTTTTGGACTTCTACATCATCCGCGATGGCATCAAGCAAACCTTTTGCTTTTTGGGCTGTCATCAAACCCTTTTTAATGTTTTTAATATTTAGAACACTTAATAAATAACCGCCTTCTATACCTTGTTTTTCTTGGTAGTCTCTGGCATCTTGTACCACATCAAAAAGCTGGTTAACATTTTGAATCAGCATCTTTGTTTTTTCTCTCTCCCTTCTGAATGCTGCGTAAATTGTGAACACCATTTTTAAAAAACTAAAAAACTTCTTCATAATCATTCCCCTAAATTTAAATTTTCTTGGTGGTCAATTGATAACACATCAAGCCCACCATTAACAAGCCTTTTATATTCATCCGGTCTTTGTTTAAAATAACTGTAATATTTACTCATTGCTATTGATTGGCTTACTCTTTCATTGTGTGCCCATTCATCATCTTGTTTTTGGGTAACTCTTGCTAAGTCAAATGATGCTAGATGAGGTCTTGTATATATTTCACAATGCTTTTCAATCCAAACTCTAATATGCACTATCTCTGATAATATTTCACAAGGATCAAAGAATATTTCTTTATAAGAATATTGCTTCATATCAGTTTCAGTCATTTTTTTAAGTTCTGCAAATGTTGGAAAGGTATCATTCCCTTTTCTACACCATTTATCAAAAGCAAATATTAATATATCTCTATCCTCAATTCCTGAATACTTTAAACTTTTAAATTGTTCATTGATCTTTTCTAAACCAATTGGATAGAACTTTAAAAACTTAAATTCTGAAATGATTTTTGCATAATCTAAATTTGTAATCATTTTTTATCCTTCAAGTGAATTATTATTAAGTTCGACATCTCTGTAATTTTCAGCGTTTTCTTGATTTTCAGCTTCTTTTATAAAATCTTCAAGACCTTGTTCTTTTTTCTCATCATAGCTAATTTTAGGACTCTTTGCAGCTTGATAACTCTCGTTTATCCAAATTCCCTTATAGCAGGCTGAGAGGCTTTTTCCCATCGAGTCAATACAAACATCTAAGCTAACCTTAAAAAGCTGCATTAGTTGCAGTTTTTGAGCGTTTATTTTATATTTGCTGCCCTTGTGGTTTTTCCAATCGTCCCAAAACTCACAGAATTTAGGATTTTTAAAATATTCATGGGTTAGAAGTTCTTTTAATTTGGCCCGATCCTTTTTTAATTTATCTGCTTTTTTGTCATTTTGGGGTTCACCCCCAATAGGTTCTTGATCTTTCTTTACTTCTTTTACTTCTTTACCTTCTTGAATGTGGTTGTTGGTTGGTTGTTGGTTGGTTGTTGGTTGGTTGCTGTGCTGGTTGCTGTCTGTTTCTTTTATTTGGTAAGTCTCGTAATTACAGACACTTATGATACTAAATTTGTTGGTTGTTTTGATGGTTATGTCTTTGGTTGATTTTAGGTGTTCGAGGGCAGTTCTAACAGATTGCTCTGTAATTCCGCAATCAGCCGCGATCTTTTTTCGACCTGTTACTAAATCACCCGCTTTCAATTCTGTACCCCTAAATTTAGTTGTTTTGTGAGTTGCCATCATGATCAAATACATAAATACCTTAAAAGCCTTATCATCTTTGAACCATTCCCAATCTATTATTTTTCTGTGTACTTTTACCCAACCGCTCATTTTTTCCCCTTAGACTTGAAATAAGATATTATTTCCTCCTTATCAAATCTAATAGAACCACCTATTTTCAATCGTGGAAAGTCTTTATCCCTTTCCATTATTTTGTACATTGAAGCCTTTGAAATACTGAAAAGCTCGCAAGCATCATCAATATTTAAGAATTCTTGAGTTTTCATCTTAAAAGCTCCGTATTTTTATTAGTTTTCGACACATTAAACCAAAAGCCCCCACTAAAGCAAGGGCTTTATTAAATCAATAGTCTGAATTTGTGGTTAATGGGAACCCGTCACCATCATCAATATCAATGATAATTTTTGAATCGCCTCTTTTGCAAGAGATAAGGAGACCTTGCCATCTTGAAACATCTTCTTCTTTTAATGATTTTTCTAAATCTTCACCATCAAAACGAATTCCTATAATATTATTTTTGTCAAATTGAGATATGTGAAGCTGCAAATGTTGTTCATCATCATGTTGGTCTTTGAATTTAAAATGAATCATTTTGAAATCACTATAAGTTGAACTTGTATTTTCAATTTCAATTTCAATTTGCCTTTCTTCTTCTGGCCCACACGGGCAACCGTCATCAAAATTACCAAACTCACTTATTAATGATTCAACCAATACACTAAGCTTGTATTCTTCCGGTGCTTGACATAAAAGAGTTTTTGCTAATTCTTCTACTTGTTTTCTTCTTGTGGTTTCATCAAATATTTTTATATGTTCGATTAATTGATTTCCAATTGATGCACATAAAGCCCCAATAGGTAGTTTTGAATAATCAATTTCTGAATTCTCTTCAAGGTATTTTTTAAAGCCTTTTGAAACTATTCCCCATTGACTAAACAATTCATCTTTTAAAACTTTATCAACTAAGTTTTCAACACCTTCATTAATTTTAGTTTGAATCTTTTCAGGGTCTAAGCTTTCATTAAGTGCTTTTTCCATCATTGTTTTTAAGTCTAAATTTTCCATTCCATTTCCTTTAAATTAAATTAATTACATGTGTTCATTTAAATCATCTATATTTTGTTCTAAGCTTTCAATTTGTGTTTCAAGTGCAGAGTTTATTATTCTTTGGCTATTTAATTTCTTTTTCAAATCTTTGTTTTCTTTTTCTAGGCTTTCAGCCCTTTTCATTAATCGTCTTATTTCATTTTCAACAAATGTACTCATATTATTAATCCTTATTGCAGAAAGTCATTCATCCTTTCTTGATTCATTTTTTCCTTACCACCACCTATGATGATGCCGTCTAGCTCAATATTCATTTTTAAATGGCAAATGTGCTTTCTATATGGATTGTTGTCTGTGTGATATCCAGAAAGATTTTTTTGTATTGTCCCTCCGTATTTTTTAACAAGACATTCTAATTCAGAAGTGAATTGTTCTATATGTTTATCGAAATGTTCCTCGACCTGTACCAGCTTTAACGCTGCTTTATAATCTATGTTTGGCATATTATCCC